GATTACATCCCTGACCCTGCTGGACCCAACGCTGGTGCGCCCGGCATGGCAACCGGAACCGCCGAACATTCCGCAATCGGCAACAGTGTGGATCGCCTTCCATCTGGAAGACAAAGAAAGCGACGCGTTCCCTTGGACGGGACCAATTGATGACGCCGGGCTGACGATCGGGCTCCAGCGCCATGAAGAATTCGATGTGATCGTCAGCGTTTATGGCACAGGGGCAGGAAGCCAGGCGAAGGCAGTTGCCAAACTGTTGCGCGATAATCTGGCGATCAGTCAGAACCGCGAACCGCTATCGGCGCAGGGCATGGCCGTGATCGCGGTGGACGCACCGCAGCCAGCACCGATCTTGGTCAAAACGCTTTGGCTTTATCGGGTCAACATGCCGATCAGAATTCGCCGCATCATCACCCGCACCTATCCGGTTGAAAGCCTGCTATCGGCGCAGGTGGATTTGACGATTGATGCGGAAAGCCGTGAAATAGACCGAACCACCACAGCCATTCAGGAGTCACCATGACCGCAGGCTTGCAAGTCAGCCGCCTTATCAATGTCGATGTCAATCTGGAACCCGCCGCGGCGCAACAGCCCAGCGTGACAACTGCCCTGTTCATTGGCGACAGCAATGTCATCAATGTCAGTGAACGCTATCGTTCATACGCCAGCATTGATGAAGTGGCGGCGGATTTTGGCGATAGCGCGCCGGAATACTTTGCTGCCGAACTTTGGTTCGGGCAATCGCCGTCGCCGGAACAGCTTTACATCGGGCGCTGGGCAAAAACCGCGACCGAGGGCTTGCTGCTTTGCGGCTTGCTGAATGCGACCCAGCAGCAGATCGGCAACTGGACCGGCATCAACAATGGCAGTTTCCACATTGCCATTGATGGCGGCGGACCTGTTTCGATCACCGCGCTGAACTTCGGCGCTGCCGGCAACATGAACGCCGTCGCGGCCATCATCAATGCCGCCACAACCGGCCACGGCGCGGATTGCATCTGGAACGGTCAGCAGTTCGTGTTCAACAGCCTGACAACCGGCGCGGCATCCGCCATTGCCTATCTGACGGCTGGCGCGGGCGGCACTGATATTTCGGCGCAGGTTGCCGGCACAGCGGCTACGGGTGCCAAGGAAGTCAATGGTATTGTGGCGGAAAGCGCGCTGGCGTGCGTTCAGATCATGGACGATCAGCCCTTCGGCTTTTACATGCTGATGTTCGCGGTCGTGCCCGCCGATCTTTCCCAGAATGATATCCTTGCCATCGCTGCCTACATCGAGGCGGATGCAAACCCGCATGTGTTTACGAACAACGTGAACGATGCCAATGCGCTGTCGGGCAGTTCAACTGAAGACATCGGCTATCAGTTGAAGCAACTGGAATACAATCGTTCCTGCTATCAATACAGTGGCTTCAACAATTACGCGATGGGGTCCGGCGACGCCATCATGGCCACCACGGATTTTGAGGGTCAGAACACCACCAAGACGATGGCGTATAAGCAGGAGCCAGGTGTTCAACCGGAACTGCTTTTGTCCAGCCAGGCGAACGCGCTGGACGCCAAGAACTACATATACTATGCCACGTTCAACAATGGCATCCCCATCATCGTCAACGGCATCATGGCCAGCGGGCTTTATTTCGATGACATCCAAGGTGCGGATTGGATGGTGGGTCAGGTGCAAACCGATCTGTTCAATGCCCTGTTCACCACCCCGACCAAAATCCCGCAGGATGATGCCGGCGTGCATGTGCTGACAACCACGGTTGAAGCCTCGCTATCGGTTGGATTGGCGAACGGTCAGATCGGCCCCGGCGTTTGGGAGTTCGATGGGTTCGGCACGCTGAAGAAAGGCGACTATCTGGAAAAGGGCTACTATGTGTTTGCCCCATCCGTTGCCAGCCAATCGGCGGGTGCCCGCGCAGCGCGCGAATCCCCGCTGATCCAGGCGGCTGTCATCTTTGCTGGCGCGATCCAGAAAGTCTCCATCGTCATCAATGTGCAACGCTGAGAAAGGCTGACACATGCCTGCCGCACACACTTACAGTTTCAACAATGTCCAATGCACCCTTGCGGGACCGGGGGGTGCTGCCGTCATGGGCGGGCAATCCGGTGCCGCCCGCGAGGGTATTACGATCGAGGCGGAAGCCATCGGCACCATGCAAGTTGGGGCTGGCGGAGAAATCATGCACAGCCTGCACGCCGCCCGGCCAGGCCGCGCCACGATCCGCCTGCTGAAAACCAGCCCGGTCAATGCCGTGCTGTCCGCGATGTATGCCATTCAGGCAGCGGGATCACAGTTCTGGGGAAAGAATACGCTGGTCATCAGTGACACGGATCGCGGTGATATCATCACCGGGCTGTTCACCGCTTTCAACCAGTTTTCCCCGATCACCTATTCCGAAGACGGCGACACCAATTCGTGGTCGTTCAATGTCGGCTATGTGTCGTTCAATCTGGGTGCGGGGTTCTCTAGCTGATGCGTATTTTCACCGTCGGCAAGAACAATTATCGCGCCAACAAGCTGAACGCCTTTGACCAACTGATCCTGCTGAAGACGCTGGCGGGCAGCGCCAAGAATGCCATTGGTCCTGATCTGGTGGCGCTGGTGACCAAATCATGGGAATCGTTTGAGAAGGGGGAACGTCCCCATCTGAACGATCAGGATTTGATCTCGCTGTTCGGTCCGTTCTTGGATTTTGTCGGCAAGATGCCCGATGCCGATTTTGCCAAGATACATGACATGTGTCTTGGCGTGGCGCAGCGCGGGCAGGCAGAGAATATCTGGTCCAATGTGATGATCCAAGGCACGCTGATGTTTCAGGACATCGGCGCGGCTGAATTGCTGGCAATCATCTACAATGTGCTGGTTGAGAACCTTGGCGGTTTTTTCGTCGATCTCCCCTCGATCTTGGGCCGGGGGGAGAAAAGCACCACGTCACCCTGATCCCCGATCTGCCGGACGAAACCTATTTCCTGATGCGCCCGATCCCAAAGGGCTATTACCGCGCCACCGATCTGCTGAATGGCACGGTTGATCTGGAAATGGTCGCCCGGTGCAATGACGTAATGGATTTGGAAGCGGAAAACGAACGCCGCATGATCGAGTATTTCAGGAACAAGGCTAGGCACTGATGGCTAACGGTTCGGAAGTCATCAAAGAGTTCCTTGTCGCTGTTGGCGTCAAGATTGATGAAGGCACCCTCAGCAAGTTTGAAGACATCATTGGCAGCATCGGTGCCAAGGTGTTGGTCATGGCTGCGTCGCTGGGCGCGGCGGCGCTGGCGACCGAAAAATTTGTTGACAAGGTTACATCCAACCTTGAAGACCTTTATTGGGCATCCAAGCGGCTGCATTCTGGCGTGGCGGATATTCAGGATTACGGGCTTGCCATCAAGAACCTTGGCGGCACCGCCGAAGGTGCCCGCGGTTCGCTGGAAAACCTGGCACGCAACCTTCGCCTGAACCCCGGCTATGGCGGCTTGCTACAAAGCCTTGGCGTCGATCCGGGGCAGAAGGGCGGCGCGGTTGCCATCGCCAAGAACCTTGCTGTAAATCTAAAACAGCGAGGTTATCCTTATTACCTAGCAGCGCGTTATGCTGAAAAGTTTGGCATTGACGAATTGACGTTTCTCTCTGAGTGGAACGCAAAGCCCGGTGATCTGGATAAAGGCACTTACAAGAAAGCCTACGCCAGTGTAGGGATCAATGCCGACGCTGCCGCCAAGACATCCCATGACTTTCAGGTGCAATTGAGCGATATAGGCGTCCAGTTTGAAATCCTTGCCGTCAACATGGCATCCCATCTGCTGCCCGCCATGCGGGCGCTTAACAATGAAATCCTGAAGCATTCCGGTGGGGCGCAATCGGGTGTGAGCACGCTTGGCGATGCCATTACAGCACCCCTGAAATGGAAGCTGCCAGGATCGTGGGGCGAAGCCTGGAATAACACCAAGAGCAATTTTGGAAACGCCATCATGGGCGGTTTCAACTGGTTGCGCGCCACGGGCATCCAGCAAAGTTTTCAGGGCATGGGCTGGGATGAAACTCATGCCCGTGCGATTACAGCCGCCTTGATGGCGGAAAGCAAGGGCGATCCCCGTGCTGAAAATCCTAAATCCCATGCCCAAGGCATCGCCCAATGGCTTGGTTCGAGGAAGGAAGATTTCAAAAAGTTTGCTGGTGTGGATTTGATGCATTCGTCTATAGATCAGCAGATGAAGTTTGTCAATTATGAACTTACCCAAGGAAAAGAAAAGCGCGTAGGTAAGATGCTTCGCGAGGCAAAGAATTTTTCCAGCATGGTTGATGTAATGGTCAATGGCTATTTGAAACCCGGTACTGGCGCAGCGGGTGATATCAGCCGAGCACAACACTATGCCGGAGTAACAATCAATCAGAAAACCACGATACATGTTGCTGGCGGGGCGACGTCCGGTGCCACAGGTGCCGCGGTTGCCGGACAGCAGAAGCGGGTGAATGGCGATCTGGTGCGAAACCTTAAAAGTGTCGTTCAGTGAGTTTTCCCGGCTTTGTTACACCAGGCGCGGTGTTCTCGGAACTGACCAATCTGGTTTCGATCAATGTGCCAACGCGTAACATTGGGGGCATCATCCCCAATGTTACGATCGAGGAAGAAGGCACCGACGAACTGACGATCACGGAACATCCTGTGGAACGCGGCGCGGCGATCAGCGACCATTCCTATAAGGAACCGGCGCGGCTGACGATGCGGGTGGGTTGGTCCAATGCGGCAGCGGAAGCGGCGGGCGATCCCAACTATGTGATTGACATTTACAATCAGTTGCTTTCGCTTCAGGTTTCCGGCGAAGTGTTTCAGGTGTTGACTGGCAAACGCCTTTACAACAACATGCTGATGGTCGCGCTGCGCCAGACAACCGATGACACAACAGCCTATGCGCTGGCGGTGGTGGCGGAATTCCGCGAGATCATTCTGGTCCAAACCACCGCAACCAGCGTGCCGGCGATCACCAGCCAGAAATTCCC